ACTCAGGCATTGTGTACAGTTTTCCATTTCTTCACCATTTCCTTTTCCAGCAGTCCTGCATACTCAAGGGCGAATACATGAGCGTCACCCTTTACAAGGTCTGCGGCTGCTTGCATAGCAGTCCTCCAGGTATTCCACCATTCCACGTCTGTTTTATCCTCGTAATGATCCAAGAAATATTTGAACATTACATTTGAAACGTGCTTAAGGTCATTCAAATATGGGGACAACTTCTTCGTCTGCTTCTGTCCACTCGCTCCCGTCTTCTGTAAATCGCATGAAATTTCCTTCAAAGTTTAGCTTCTCCTTTCCGACTTCTCCCTGACGGTTCTTATCGACCTTCAGCCCTTTTACGTTCCTGTCCTCGGTAAGATTCCACATGAGCATGATTATTGATGCGTCCTGTTCTACGTCTCCCGACTCTCTCAGTTCTGCCATAGTAGGCTCTTTGGTTTCCTTTACCGCACTGATCCTGTTAAGCTGACTCAGGGCTATAATCGGGATATTTAACTCCATGGCAAGGCTCTTGATCTCATGGCTTATTTGTCCGACTTCTGCAAACCTTGATCCCTTGTACCGGTCTTCCGGAAGAATGAGCTGCATATAGTCAATGATGATAATGTCATAGTTCATGTGCCTTGACTCTGCCCGGATATCACTTACCTTTTTAGCTCCGGTATTGATAACTAACCCCTTATATAGGTTCTTAATATTCTCGTTGGCCCGGTCAAACTTCTCTTTTTCGTCTCCCGTAAATGCCAGGGCACGTCTGATCCTTTTGATCCCGATACCGGATTCCATAGCAACAAGCCTTTCATAAATCTGCTTGTCCTGCATTTCCAGATTGTAGAATCCGACCTTTTTCCCATGCTTAACCATGTATGAGGCTATCTGTGTTACCATTGCAGACTTTCCGACTGACGGTCTCGCGCCTATCACTATCATGTCCCCGCCCTGTAGTTCTCCAAGGGTATCATCCAGGCTATCAAACCCTGTCCTTAATCCTTCCGGCCGATCTCTGAAATACTGATCCTTAAACCTGTCTACCATGTCCGATGCTATAACGGCTGTGGTTTCCTTTGTCTCTGCTAAGGCTTCAAGGGTGTTTATAAGGTCTCCAAGCTGGTCATCTATCCTTGACGGGTCTGGCCTTATAAAGTTCAAGTAGTCCCCAAACTTCCGGGCTTTGTATTCCTTTTGTATGATTTTGGCATTGTCTTTGATCTCTGCTGTTGTTGCTATGGTCTCAACACATAATGCCATTTCCTGTTGCAGATACGGCTCGGGCCTGCTGTCGCACTCTAGGGCCTGTATAACTGCCGTGTCCGTGATGTTCCTGTGGTTCTCATAGGCTCTTAGATATTCAGAGAAGATATCCCGGTAAAGTAAGTCCGTGAACATTTCCGGCTCTAGGTGAATATCTGCTATTGATCCCGGCTCCATAATCAGGCAGCCTATTACTTTCTTTTCAGCTTGTATCATTTTTTTCCTCCACGTAATCTAATAATTGTCTTCCCATCAAAGTGTCAAAGTTCTTCCAGTACTCCATCTGCGTGCCGTTGTCGGTCTGATGATCCACGTATTTTTTAACCGCCTTGAATATCTGTTCGGGAGTAAGGTGATGCCTTTTACCGCCTATAGATTTACCGTTCTTCGATATCCATTGTTTGTAGGCTATGAAAGCATTTGTCTTTCCTACTTTCTTAGGATAAAGGGCATATATCTTTTCAAAGTTGCGGCGATCCCTCTCTTCTTGTTCCCGGAGATTTTCGTGCGGTTCTTCCGCACAAGAGATATTATTTATATTCTCTTTCTCTTTTATATTCATATTCTTATTAGGTTTTTCATCTGATAACCTATGGTTTTCATCTTCAAAACCTATGGTTTTTTCTTTCGGCGGTCTTCCTCCCAGCTTGCCGTTATCCCTTCTCTGATTAGATGCGTCTACATTTGCTTTCCATGCAAGATACATCCCTTTTTCCAGTCCCGATAACTCCGGCTCTTCATCATCAAGCGCATAGTTCATGATTGATTCAACAAGCCTTCTGAATGTGGCATCATCCACTTCCTTTAAGCCTTCTGCGAATGATCTGTAAAATGTAAAGCTGTCTCTCACGCCGATCTCCTTAAAACATACTGTCCCCAGATTTTCATAAGTCCGTCTTTGCCCTTCTCCCGGTGCATGATAGTGTCGATCTTATAACCCCGCTTCTTAAGGTCTGCCACCCTTGCACTGATCCTATGGATTCCTAAGATGGAAAATGCCTGGTAAGTAGTGATGCCTTTTTTGTGGGTCTTAAGGTATCTCAGTAGTTTATTGCACTGACTGTTAGTATTATTGTTGTGAAGTTCTCCCATTTTCTATCTCCTTTCCTGCTGCGTATTCATTGTATAGTTGTATCCAGTGTTCAAATCTCATAGTTACTAAAATAGGTTTAAGGTTTGCATGGTGGATCACTACAGGTAGATTTCCTTTTCCTTCTGCCCTGGCATCGGATTCACTCTGCTCTATCCATTCATATAGGTTCATGCGCTCCTGGTGCTTGGCTTCTATGTGTATAAAGGGGACTCCCTCAACGTCTCCGGCCTGTCCTGTATTCCCTCGAAACTGCGCTGTCCTATGTGCATCGTATCCCCAGTCCTTAAACAGTGAGGCTACAAGTCTTTCAAACCTTTTACCTTTTTCCCTGCTCATTTTTCCCATATCTGCCTCACAAATAACTGATCCCGTATCTGTTTCTGAAAAACTGCCTTGCCTCTGCCGGATTACAACCGGTCTGATATATTGCGTTCTTTTCCCATGCCATTTGCCCTAGCATTTTTGATAACTTCTCTGCTGTAGGATTACTATGTATCTGATAAAGCAATCCGTGCGGTGACATATTGTGTTCTGCATTGGTCAAAGGTATCCACAAGTTATCTTCTTCTGCCAATTCCCTTAACCCCCGTCCATATACAAGGTGGTGGTGACACTCTGCCGGTGCTTGTGAGAAAGCTGATATATCCTCAAACTCTGTCACTATGCTCTTTGCCATATCTTGTCTCCCATGCTGCTTGCATCCTTGCAATCTCTTGAGGTGTAGCTGTGTCTATCCCTAATGCCTTACACTCGTCTACTGTACCGGCTATGAGCTGTGCCATTTCTGCCGTGTTATAGGTATGACTTCCTCTATATACTCGGTAAAATATGACGTTCTCTGACTCGCTCTTGACCGGCTGACAGTGTAAATATTCAACTTCCTGCATCTTGTCTGTTGGGATATTGGCTTTCAGATAAACCATGCTCCCGTTCTCGTCATACTCCGGCTGTCCATAGCTTGTGATTAAGTGATTCTTACATGCTGCCATGGACAGCGGAGGGTTCATCTTCTGCCGGAGTTTGTCACATAAGACGTGGAAGTAGGCATTACTGTCTAGGGATCGTCTCTGTTTTTTCTCCTTAACTTCCCAGTCTGCATCCGGCTTAAGGATATTCTGCTCGGTTAAATACTGTACGGCTTCTATGTACTTCATCTTTTAGCCAGATATCCCATAAGGGTAACAAACTGTGCATCAGTTACATCGTCCCACCGGTCAACCTTGGTATTGTTGAGGAGTTTAGCCTCGTCCACACCGGTTCTAGCTATCTCTTCTCTGATCCTCTTGGCTCTGTACTCCGGTGTGCGGGTAGGATCGGGGATAAGATCGGGTGAAACACTGTTAATCATTTCCTCGTTAAGCTGCTCCTCGCTCTTATTTTTCTGCTGTCTCTTGGGCTTTTTATCTTCATTCTGATTTAAGACTGCATTAGCAAGTTCCTCTGCACTGGAAATGTTTTCATCTGATCCAATGCCAAGATTACCTAATGCCCTTCCTATAGCTGATGTTTCGCAGTTCTCGATGTATGATGTCTTATTGATATAGCTTGCCCCCTCTTTTTCCTGTGCATATCCGTTTGAAAGTTCCCTATCATCATCATCAAAGATTGTGGCTTTCATTGTGACCGTGCCATTCTCCATGGAAAGAATATCTGTGGTGATCCTTCCACGGGGGCATATTGCCCTAAATGCGCTCACCCTGCTTGCTACAAGAGCATATCCCTTGCCCTTGAAGTCAATCTTCTTTATCATTTCATTCGCTGTATCAAGCTGCTCTTTTGTTATCATTAGTATCTCTCCTCATATTTGATGTTGTTGTCCTGTAGAAACAGTCTTACTTTCAAAAGGTTGTCTGATCCCCAGACTGTAAATGTTGCCCGATCCTCGTCAAAGGGTAATGTCTCTATCGGTTCTTCCTTGACTAAATCCTTGACTAAATCTTGACTATCCTTGACTTTCTGCTCTGCTATAGCCTTGGCACTGATAAGCTGTGTGTTCCTCTGTATGGCCGCTGATAGCTGATTGCCGGATGCCTTATAGGCCTTTATGACTTCCTCTTCAAACTCGCTGTCCAGTGCCTTGATAGCGTCCATGTCGGCCTTGATCTGTGTCACCTTCCCGTTTATATCGAAAATGATGTCCTGATCCTTAGTGGATACGTTCAGCCACTTTTCATCGAATATAGATGTAAAAGGTAGATATTCCTCAAAGCCTTGGATGTT